TAAATTATTTTATGAAAAAGTATTTAATATCCGCGAAGATTTTGTTGAATTAGATATGGGTAGAATCACGCGCACCCATAGAAAACAAATCCATACGAAAGGATATATTTATGAAAATAAAAAATATTGTGAAATTTTTAATAATAAGCTTATTGCTACACCAGAATTATTTTATAAATTATTTAATGATTATACCAAAAAAATGAATAAAATAATAAAAACATGTGACAGAGTTATTAAAAATTACAATGATACCACAAAAAAATTTAATAAACAGCCTATATTATCTAATAATAGTGATGAACTAGATGATGAGTTAAATTTGTTATTTATTAAAACTAATAATTTTTTAGCCCAAGAAATAGAGATTTTTCTACCAGGATTACATAATATTAAAAAAACAAATGAAGTAGTGTTAACGGATAATAGTGGTGTCGGATTATTTTTAATAAATAATTCGTGGGATACTATCAGACCGTTGGAATTAATAAAATTATTTCATGATTTCGTACATAGTTTACAATCATTACCATATTATAATATTATTTTAGATATAAATAAATTTGATAATCGTCTAATACAAATATTCCGCATATATAATGATATACAGTTATATATTAAAGAAAACCAAAAACAAATAGATTTATATGATATATATGAAGAACAATATTACGATTTATTAGAAGAAATTGAACCTAAACTAGAATTATGTAAAAATACAAATTCTCTTTCAAAAGAATTAAAAATAAAATATAACTCAATTATAGCGGATATAAATGGTAATTTAAGATTTGATACCTATAGCAAAAAAAATCTTACGGATGAAATACTTTATTTTAGCGGATTATTAACTACATCTATAGAACATCCTACATTATTACCATATTTAACGATTGAACATTTAAGACCAATAAAATATAAATTACAAGAATATACTGAAAATAAAACTATTATAAATAAACAATTAAATGAAATAAACCGTAAACAGAGTCGATTAAGAGAAAAATACAAAAATTTAAATATACGATTAGACACATTGTTAAAGAAAAACGAAAAAAACTAACAACTAAAAATTATTAGATTATACTATACTAAAAATTATTAATTATACTATACTAAAAATTATTAATTATACTATAAAAGATAAATATAAATATAAAGATAAAGATAAAGATAAAGATAATATAATGATTTAATTATTTAAATAAATAAATATATTATAATTTAACTAATTATGGTTTCATTAAATACAAATATACAATATTTAGAATTATCTGGGTGCATATATAATGCTTCTGGTCCATTATGTACAACAAATGAAGAATTAACAAATTTAAATAATAGTGATAGTTGTTGTGTTTTAACAAAGAGCACAACACTAGAGAAACGTATTGGTAATTCATTGCCAAGATACTATGATAATCAATATGGGTCTATTAATTCTATGGGATTACCAAATAATGGTATCAATTATTATTTAGATATATCAAGTAATATAACATCTCCATATTTTATTTCAGTTTGTGGATTAACATTAGATGAAAATATAGATATTATTAACAATATATTTAATTATATATTAAAAAATGAAAATGAAAAATATTTAGGGAATATAAGTGGTATAGAAATTAATTTATCATGTCCAAATATAATTGGAAAAGGACAGCTAGCATATAATTTTATAGATATGTACGCATTTTTATCAAATATTTTTAAAACAATAAATAAATTTAGATTTATTGATATTAAAATACCGTTAATTGGTGTTAAATTACCCCCCTATTTTGAATTAAATCATTTTGATGAAGTATCAGATATATTAAAACAATTCCCAATAGATTTTATTACATGTATAAATAGTATTGGTAATGGACTAATTGTAGACCCAGCTAAAGAACAAATAGTTATTAAGCCAAAAGATGGAATTGGTGGAATTGGTGGTTTATATGTTAAACCAACGGGATTATCAAATGTGTATAATTTTTATAATGTGTTTAATAAAAAAAATATAAATATAGATATTATTGGATGTGGTGGAATTTCTAGTGGAAGTGATATTTTTGAATATATATTATGTGGCGCAAAGTGTGTACAAGTTGGGACACACTTATATAAAAACGGTGTAAATATATTTAAAGAATTATCAAACGAATTAATAGAAATTATGGAATCTAAGAATTATAAATCATTAAATGATTTTTATGGAAAAATACAAATATTATAGTTTATTATTTATATTTTTATATTTTTATATTTTTATATAATTAATGGGTGATATTTATATACCAAATGAAATTATAATAATAATTTTAAATAAAATAACTGATACAGAAAGTTATAAAAACGCTAGACTAGTATGTAAATATTGGCATTATATATTAAATGATGGTAAAATATTTAGAGCTAATAGTTTAGATACTAGTATAAAATATTTTAATGATAGGATAGATTTTTTAAATAGTAAAAATCTACTTATTGCTCAAGTTAAATTCTCCAATTATGGATTTTATGAATATAAAAAATTAAATAATAATTGTGTAATATCTATAAAATCTAAACCATTAGAAATGAATTATACTAAAAATATTGGAACATATTATGAATCAATAAAATATAATATTATTACAGATAAAAAATCAGTTCAAGAGCATTATATTCCACAATGTTTATTAATGTAGAATATTTTTTACAATTATAATAAGTTATATTATATTATATTATATGTTTAGAAAACACTATAAATCTAAAAAAGGGGGTTCCAAACCATTAAATAAAACACCTAAATCTAGCAACTCTACAAAATCTGTATTAAACTCAAGTAATAAATCCAAATTGGCTAGACAATCTAGTGCCGCTAGTGCAGCTAGTTTAGCTAGACAATCTAATTCGTCTATAGCAAATAATTCCCAAGTATCAAATATTATGGCTAAAAAAAGTTTATTAGATAAAACCAAACCAATAGATATATTGAGAAATTTAGATGCTAATATATTCGGGACTGTTAAACAAACTTCAATAAATTGTAATATATTATTTTTAAAAAATATTAATGATAGAGGAATATATCATTATACAATTAAAACCGATGATAGAATTTATACAGCAAGTGAAGAAGAAATAGTTGAAATAGAATCACTATTAAAAAATAATGGTTCCAAATTATGTTCATATGATGTAAGTGATGTTTATATGGATGAACAATATGATACATCTACTTTCTCATTTATATTATTATCTTCGGATTATATAACATATGATTTGAGGAAACGCCATAAACAATCTTTGGTATTATGTGGAATATTATTTTTAAACGAAGTTAAAAATAGCAAAAGACGGATTGATAAAAACATTAATCTATATTTACCATTAATATGTAGTAAGCCAGGGTTAGGTGGATTATTGATAAATTATGCTGAAATATTAGGAACATTATATGGTTATCATAAATTATTATTAACATCTATTGATAAACCATTTGGATTTTATTTATATAAACAATATCAACTAGAAAAAGGCACAAATACGTATGATATAGATTCATCTGTAAAAGTATCGGCATTTAAAAAAACTGCTAATAAAAAATTATCAGTGAATAATAGATTAAAACATCTGGCCCATTTCAGAAATAATAATGGATTGGTGCGTTCATATAATAATTTAGCAAGCATATTACCAAAGGAAATTACTCAAAATAGTGTGGAACGAAACCGATTTTTAAAAAGTGGTATTATAGATAGTTTACATGGTATTAAAAAAGATGATGATGGTATTCATATGTTTAAAATATTAAATCCAGAAATAAAATATGAGAAGAAACCGAAGAAAAAATAAACCAATTATAATTCCTGTGAAGCTTTACATGTTTCAAAATTCTTTTTAACATTTTCTATCGTTATATAATCTACTTTTTCTTTTGGAATATTTATTCTACTGGAAAAATTATTATATAAAAAATCTTTTAGTCTTCTACCAGAATTTACTACACTATAATTTTTAATAATATAATCTCTGGGATTATATGTATTTTGTTTAATATTTTCCAATAATTTCTCTAATGGTTTTTCTATATTATCTTCATTAAAAAATTCGCCTGTTTTTTCATTTACATATTTCCATCCTCCTAATATTTTATCATTAACGAAACATGGAACATTAGTTGCCAATGCTTCTGTTAATACTCTTGGTGATGCATCGGCTTGATTTGGTAAAAATATAAATTTAGATTTTTGATACATATTTTTTAATGTATTATAATCTAACATATTTGTTGTTTCCATATAATGACATCCTTGTGGTAATTTACAACCCTTTCTACCTATTAATAATCCTTTTAATTTATATTTATTACAAAATATATCTAAACATTTTTGTCCTAACGGCCAATTTTTATTATATGTAGCCCAATCGTCACATAAATCTTTTTTTTCATTTACTTTTAAACATATATATACAAAATCATATATCTTTTCAACTTTACTATCTGGCTTACAATTATTACAATCTATCCAATCAGATTCACTGGCAAATAATAATGGTATATCTGGTGGAAAAATTGTTTCTGGATTTCTAAAACCATGTATCCACCCGTCGCATATTTCAGTATATTTATATTTTTTATAATTTTCTGTAAAATTTTCAAAAGGATTAGAAACCATTGCTGGAAATTCTAAATAACTAGCAATACCTATAAATATATTATTTTTTTTATTTTCTTCATATATTTTATATTCATTATCTCCGCCAAATGGTTTTGATATTAATATAACATTAAGTTTATTACCATTATTATCGTATATATTAACATATGGTCGTTTAACATTCGTCACTAATTCTTTATTTTTATCTTCAAAATGCTCGCTATTGTCGCAGATTTTAAATATAAAAATAATACAAAATGCTAAAAGAAAAATAACCCCTATATTTTTAATATTCATTAAATATAAAATATAAAATATTTTAATTTATATTTTAATTTATATTTATATTTAGTTATATAATAAATTATTTAAAATTGATTTATGAATGTTAATACAATAACATAAAATATTTTTATAAAATATTATAAATTAGATGTATCGCGTTAACAATAAAATATATCCTTTATCAATAGATAAAATGAACACTATTAATCTTTCAAGCTTAGAGAAAGATGAAATTAATAATTATAATATTAATACAATATATTTTAGCGGTTCTATTAAAAAAACACAAATATATTTTACTGATTTAGAACTATATTATATTGGAAAAATACATGACCATATATATTTTAGATATGAAATATTAGAAAATTTAGGTAAAGGTTCATATTCTAATGTATTTAAAATATATGACCATAAATATAATAAAAATTATGCGTTAAAAATTAGTAAATCATCCGAAAAATATAATAGCAGCATTCAACATGAAATAGATATTTTAAACATATGTAAAAATATATATTTAAAAGAATATTATGAAATACGAGCCGAAAATAAACTGAATGGTAAAAATGAGAATAATCATGACATTATAAATAATAATAATATTACAAATAATATTACTAATGAATTAATAGCATTATATGTCACTTCGTTTATATATAGAAATCATACTATGATTAAATTGCGTATTTACGGTGATAATTTATATAGTGGTAGAGAAAAATTTAAGAAAATGGAATTTCATGACAAATTGACGATTTCCAAACAAATGTTTCAAGCACTAGATTTCTTAAAAAAATGCCCTATATCAATTATTCATGGCGATATAAAACCAGAAAATATTTTATTTAAAAATAATGATGCTGATTGTATCAATATAGTATTAACCGATTTTGGCCTAAGTAAGATTAGCAATGAATATTTATATTTATCTAGAGGGGAATTATTACAATCTAGATATTATAGGGCTCCAGAAATTATATTTAATATTAAATACAATATTAATATAGACATATGGAGTGTAGGGTGTGTTATTTATGAAATTTTTAAATCTAAACCATTAATATATAGCAAGGAAGATAATGATGTTCTACTATATATACATGGTGTATTAGGAATACCAACTGATGACTATATAAATAGTGATATTTACATATCAAAGAACTATACAAAAAATAATAATCAATATTATCCAAATAAAATAACCGATTATAAAGGTAAAAAAGTTGAACCAAATAGTTTAAATAATACATTAATTAGTGTTGAACCCATTTTTGATAAATTGTTTGATTTAATAAAAAAATGTGTTAAATATGACGATACTCAAAGAATAACTCCTGAAGAAGCTATAGAATTATTAAATACATTTTACTCTAAATAGAATTATCATACTTTTAATTTATTTTTACTATAAATTTATATTATTTTGTATTTGTATTTAATAAATTATTAGAGATATAATTATGTTTTTCTGGAAGAGTATATTCATAATTTATATTACTTTTATTATTATTAGTATTACACAATTTATAATTACCAACTACCGTATAATTACTATAAAATTTAGTAAGTCCATTCATTTTTGTTTTATTAATAGATTCATTGTATTTAAATACATCATCTATAGTTAATTTAGAATCATTAAAATAAGATAATGTATTTAGACCATCTATAAATATTTGCCTATCTTTATCATTATTAATAAGGTGGGTAATACTACTATTTTTAATTATAAAGCAATCATCTGGTGATACTACATGTGTAAATCCGATTTTAATACCGTTTTCTGGAAATACTGTATATGAATCCAACAATGATTTAATAAAATAAGATAATCCCCATAGATTATAATCATTTAAAATATTTATTTGTCTTAGAATTTCAGATACTTTTTCGTCTAAATTTAAGTTATTTATAGTTATATATGTAATGTTTTGCTCTTTTTCCCATAGTTTAATTTGAGTTTTACTAACATTTGTTACACCACCAATATCATATGAAATATGTTTTATTTCATCGTGTGTTACATATTCACCTGTTTTTTTAGAATGATTAAACACATATAGTTTTGGTTTAGATGGATGAATTAAGTCTGACTTAAATTTTGATAAACTTGTATTTTCCTCACATTCAAATATATATTTTTTATTTTTTTTCATATTAATAAAACTAGTACATAGTTGTTTATCATAAATATTATTTAGTTTATTATACATTGAAATTGTAGTATCCGAATTTAATTGTATATCATCCAATAAAGTATATATTATAGTGTAATCAATAATATTTTTATTTAATAGTCTCACCATTAATTCGTCAAAATCATCTGATTTAATTTTTTCAATACCATCACAATTATATAGATGGAAATCATCTGATTTATTAATATTTGCCCATAGTTCTATATTGCAATTTAATGACCATTTACTACTATTAATATTACTATTACTATCAACATTTTCGTTATAATTATTGGTGTTAGTTAGGTATGACATATATTGACCCATAGTGTAGTGAAATCGTTATTATACTCAAAATAAACATTAACAATTTTAATCAATTTTATATTATCCTAATATAAATATTAGCTTATTTATTATATATTATAATTTAACGTAAGACATGTTAATATTAAAATTGATTTAAACATATTATAATTAATTATTATTATTCATATTCATATTCATATTCATATTCATATTCATATTCATACAATAACATGTCTGAAGAATCTGAAGTAAATACTACTATAAGAGTTATAGTTAATCCATATAATTTTAATAATAAAATGATTACAGAATTAGATGTTAAAAAGCATCTAATAGAATATGGGATTAATGATAATATTAATGGATTAGAATTATATCAACAGGCATTTATTCATAAATCCTATAGTGAAAAATTACCAGAAGATATTGGCGAAAACGTAACAATTGCTGAAAAACCAGAAGGAGCACTAAATCTAATGCCAAATAATTATGAAACATTGGAATTTTTAGGAGACTCAGTGTATGGATTAATTATTTCTAAATATTTATATGAAAGATTTCCAGATGAAAATGAAGGATTTTTAACTAAAATGCGGACTAAATTAGTTAATGGAGAAATGATGGCTAAATTAGCACGACATTTAGAGTTTGGACCATTTATTATTATGTCTAGACATATAGAAGATAAATGTAATGGGCGCAATGCCACTCATATATTAGAGGATGTATTTGAAGCTTTTATTGGTGCAATGTTTTTAGATTTCAATAAAATAGATAATTATAATCTATTAGATAAATTTTATTCTGGTATTGGTTATCAACTTTGTGAAACATTTGTAGTTAATCTTATAGAGGAATTAATTGATTTTTCAGAGCTAATTTTATTAAATACAAATTATAAAGAAAAATTAATGCGTTATTATTATGAACTGGAAGTTGATAAACCATCTTTTAGCGAATTCATTGTTGATGGTGGATTAAATGACCGTATTTTTAAAGTAGATGTGTTACATAATAAACAAGTATTGGCCCAAGGTATTGCTAAAACTAAGAAAAAAGCTGAACAAAATGCGTGTAAAAATGCTTTAGATAAATTAACAAACTAATTATTATATTTAATTATTAATTAAATTAAAATATAATATTTGTTATTATTATAAATGAGTAAAAAAATAAAAGTTAAACTCAAAACACCTAAAAAAACATTATCGCTAGATGATAAACAAATTAGTTTAGGAGATGGTTATTGTAAATTTCCTTTTTTATTTAAAGAACAGATGTATGACGAATGTTATAAAGGTAAACATGGTGATTGGTGTGCAACTGTTATTAATCCTAAAACACGTAAAATGAAAGCTTACGCGTTTTGTGATTATGATGGTCCAGCAAACAATAAACCTGGTCCAGCAAACAATAAACCTGGTCCAGCAAACAATAAACCTGGTCCAGCAAACAATAAACC